ACTTTCTTTACGATAACGGGCAAAATAAAGCTTTTTTTGGAATAACTCAATAAAACGAGTTAAAACGAATTAAAACGAGTTAAAAACGAGTTAAAACAAATTAAAATATGAGAGAGGCGACAATAAAGGGGTAATATATGAGTAATAATAGTAAAACATTAACAGATAAGGCGGACGAAATACTTAAACTAGCAGAAAAGAACGGAGTACAAACAAACTTTTTCTTTACTACTACATTTCAAAGGTATTTAGTACAAATAAAAATACTTGAGGATCTAGAGCAGGAAATAAACGACGCAGGGGCTACAGTTACTAAGGAATACGTTAAGGGCAGAGGCAATATATATACTAACCCTGCTATTAACGCTTATAACAATACAACTAATAGCGCTAACAAGACAGTAACTACTTTACTTAAGATAGTCCAAGGCTTTAAGGCAGAGGACAAGGCTAAAGAAGTAGACCCGCTCTTAGAAATTATAAACGGGGGCGGTAATAGTGACTAATACCAAAGCTTACGAGTATTGTAAGAAATGTATAAAAGCTAAGACGACGCCAAAGTACGTTAAAAAACAAATGCGCGAGTTTATGAGAGTGTCCGAGGGCAAAGACAAGCGCTACACGATAAGCGAGGCTAAATATAAGCAGATAGAGGCTATACTAAAGCTTTTAATTATGCCTAAAGGCTTAAAGGCAGGGCAAACGCTATACGAATGTACTACGGGGTATCAATGGCTTATATATACGGCGGTACTTTGCACCGTGTACCGCTCCAACACAGAGCGCAGGCGTTACGAGACTTGCATATTAGAAATATGCCGAAAGAATTTTAAAACTTATACGGTTGGTACGCTCTTTATAATATTATTTATTACAGAGCCTAACTTTAGCGAGTTTTATAGCGTTGCGCCCGACGGTAAACTATCGAGGGAAATAAAAGAGGCTATAACTAAGACTATAAAGAGTAGCCCGCTTATATATGAGTATAAAGGCGTTAAGCGTTTTAAGCTGCTACGTGATTATATAGAGTTTATAGCTAAAGAGAGTAAGTACACGCCGTTAAATTACTCTAATAGTAATATGGACGGTAAGCTACCGTCGGTATTTTGCGCCGACGAGGTGGGGGCTTTACCTAATACTTACGCTATAGAGGCTATGCAGAGCGGGCAGCTTAATATACTAAATAAACTAGGTTTTATTATTTCCACAAAGTACCCGACTATAGATAACCCTATAGAAGAGTACGACGCTTACGCTAAAAAGGTTTTAGACGGGATCATAAAAGACGAAAGTATATTTGCTTTATTATATATACCCGATAACCCGAAAGCTTGGGAAAGCGACGACTTAGTACTTAAGCAGGCTAACCCCGTAGCTTTAGAAGTACCCGAGATATGGGACGACTTACTTAAAAAAAGAGCTAAAGCTATAGCTATGGAAAGCGCCCGCGAAAACTTTGTAACTAAGCATTGTAATATAATATACCAAGGCGCAGGCACGGAAACCTATATAGACGTTAAAGACGTCCAAAAGTGCAAGGTTAATGACATAGAGTGGGCGGGGCGCGTAGTATATTTGGGCGTGGATCTATCCGAAAGCAACGACAATACTAGCGTAGCTATGGTAGGCGTTGACGATAACGACGACATACTAGCCGAGGTAGTAGCTTTTATACCCGAGGGCAGAATAGAAGAAAAAAACGCTTTCGAGAAAATAGACTATAAAGAGTTTATAAGAGCTTTAAAAGCTATAGCCTGCGGAGATAAAGTTATAGATTACGCCGTAGTTGAGGACTATATACTAGGACTAGAAGAACGCTACGGGGTGCAAGTGCAGGCGATAGGCTACGACCGATATAACGCGCTTAGTACCGCGCAGAAACTAGAGAGAGCGGGCTATAATACTATAGAGATACGGCAACATAGTAGCGTATTACACCCGCCTACTAAGTTACTAGCGGAAAAAATAGAAAACGGCGAGTTTCAATATACAGAAAATAAGCTATTAGAAATTAACTTCCAAAATGCGCGCTGCACGTATGATACTAATAAAAACCGCTACGTTAATAAGAAAAAGTCTAAGGGTAAAGTAGATATGGTAGTAGCGCTAATAAATGCGGTTTACTTACTAGAGCAAGACTACTTTTTAAACCAAGCAGACTTTACTATACAAGTACTTTAGAAAAAATATAGGAATTTTAGAATAATAAGTTATGCTAATATAATAACGTATTAAACTTTTACTCTATTTGTAGAGCGGGCAGCTTATGGGAACGGCTACCCGATCCCCCAAGAACTTTCTTTTTTCCATTACACCTAAAAAGGGACGACTAGCGACGGTTAGCCGTCCTTTTTTACGTAGAAAAAAGATAGGAATTTTTAAACAATACTTTATGTTATCTTTATTATGTAATTTTATGAATAAGGGGCGTTTTAAATGGGCTTATTTGATAGATTAAGAAAACGAGATAGAGAAGTAGACCCAAGCACGGTAGACGACGTACTACTTAAAGCTATACTTAACGGCGAGGCTATTAAACGCGAGGACGCTTTAACGCTACCCGCGGTAAGCGGAGCGGTTGACTTTATAAGCTCCACTATTGCGAGTATGCCCGTTAAGCTTTTTAAGTACAAGCAAGGGAAAGTAGAAGAGCAGGACAAAGACCCGCGCGTTAATATGCTTAACGTTGATACGGGCGACACTCTTAACGCTTACCAACTTAAAAAGGCTTTAGTAGAGGACTACTTACTAGGCAAGGGCGGCTATTGCTATATTGAGCGAGAACGCAACGACGTAGTAGCACTTAAGTATATACCCGAGGAGTTTATAAGTATTTATAGAGATCCTAACCCGCTAGACAAATGGTTTACTATTTTTTGCTATGACGCGGAGTTTTACCCACACGATTTTATTAAGCTACTTAGAAATACAAAAGACGGGGCTAGCGGTATAGGGCTTTGTAGCGAAGTATCCAAAGCTTTAGAGGCTGCTTACAATATGCTAAAGTATCAACTTATGCTAGTTAAGTCGGGCGGAAATAAAAAGGGGTTTATTAAGTCTCAAAGGAAACTAGGACAAGAGGAAATAGACTTACTTAAAGCAGCTTGGCAAAACTTATACGCTAACGACCAAAGTAACGTAGTAGTACTTAATAACGGCTTAGAGTTTCAAGAGGCGAGTAACACGTCGGTAGAAATGCAGCTAAACGAGAGTAAGAAAACCTTACAAGACGAAATTAACAATATATTTCATATAACGGGCGACTACTACGAAACATTTAAGACCGCTATATATCCTATAGTAAAAGCTTTTGAGACGGAGCTAAACCGCGTATTACTTTTAGAGAAAGAAAAGGGCAAGTACTTTTTCGAGTTTGACGTAAAAGAGATTATACGCGCTAACATTAAAGAACGCTACGAGGCTTATAAGATAGCCAAGGAAATAGGACTAAAGACACTTAACGAGTTAAGACGCGACGAAAACTTAAACGATATAGAGGGCTTAGACGTTGTAGACTTTGGACTAGGTAGCGTACTTTATGACGTTAACACTAAACAATATTACACCCCTAACACGGGAGACGTAAAAGGCGGCGACGTTACCGTATCCGAGGACGGCGACGAAAATATATCATATAGCGAACATATACCATTATAGAAAGGGGGCTAAAATATGGCGGTAACATACGACGACAATAGAGCGCTTAATTATCACGAGTATAAAGGCGTTTCTACTGATGATAAGCCCACAAGCTGCGCGGTTAATTCTATCTTTTGGGAACTTGACACAAACGACAAGTACTATTTTAACGGCGAAACGTGGGAAAAGATAGGGGGCACAATATGAATATAAGAGTTACAGACGATAAGGTAATTATAGACGGCTATGTAAACGCCGTAGAAAGGCTTAGTAAGCCTCTTAACGACCGTTTGGGTACTTTTGTAGAAAGAGTTAAGGCGGGAGCGTTTAAAAGAGCGCTAGAGCGTGCGGACGACGTTAGGATACTTATTAACCACGATTGGCAAAGAGACATAGGCGGAATTAAAGACGGTAACTTAGAACTTAGCGAGGACGCTATAGGACTAAGAGCGCACGCAGAAATTACAGACCCTAAAACAGTAGCCGACGTTAAGAGCGGTAAAACACAGTTTAGAGGGTGGAGCTTTGGCTTTACGGATAGAGAAGTAGAGCAGGGCGAAGAAAACGGGCTAACCGTTAGAAATGTTAAAGACCTTAACTTATACGAGGTATCGCTTATAGACCGCTCAAGAGTACCCGCTTATGACGGTACGCTAGTAGCGGTAAGAAGTGCAGACGATAGCGAACGCGTTAACATAGCAGACGTTACCGAAAGCGAAATAAAATTAAGGGTTGAAGAAAAAGAGCAACCCGCTAATAAAGATAATCACGCGGACGAGGAAAGCGGCGCGGTTGATTATACAGAGTACCACAAAATCATAGAAGAAATGAAAGGAGATAATTAACTATGAATTACAAGGGACTTGAAGAGAAAAAGAACGATCTTATTACACGCGCCGAGGAAATACTTAACGACGCAGAAACCAACAAGAGAGAGCTTACAGACGACGAGGCGCAGGAGTTGGCAGAGATCCGCGACGACGTAAGAAAGATTAAAGAGGCGCTTAAGATCCACGACGAGCTTAAGGAAGAAAAGAAAGAGCTTAAGGAAGAGGCAGCAGACGACGCAGCAGAGGCGCAGGCTATGAAAGAGGCAGCTTGTAAGGAAGAGGCAGACCGTAGAGCTTTTGAGGCTTACGTAAGAGGCGTAGTACTTAACGAAAGAGACGCCGTTAATATGACTAAGGCAGCTAACGGCGCGGTTATACCTACTACTATAGCTAATAAGATTATCGCTATGGTTTACAATATTTGCCCTATCCTTGAAAAGTCTACAAAGTACAACGTAAAGGGTAAGCTTGTAGTACCTTACTACGACGAAAGCACTAACTCTATTACCGTAGACTATGCAGACGAGTTTGTAGAGCTTACTAGCAACGTAGGATCATTTACAAAGATAGAGCTTGACGGTTTCTTAGCGGGAACTCTTACACTTATTAGTAGATCACTTATTAACAATGCACAGTTTAACATTGTTGACTTTATAGTAGAGCGTATGGCTTATGCTATTAAGAGATTTATAGAGGGCGAACTACTTAACGGTACACAGAATAAAGTAGCAGGACTTAGCGGAGTTACTAAGAGTATTACCGCAGCAGCTACAAGCGCTATTACCGCCGACGAGGTAGTAAGGCTACACGACGCAATTATAGACGATTTCCAAGCAAACGCTATTTGGATTATGTCGCCTGCAACACGTACCGCTCTTAGAACTCTTAAGAGTAGCACGGGCTACTATTTGCTTAATGACGATATTTCTACACCATTTGGCACTAGCTTACTTGGTAAGCCCGTTTACGTTTCCGATAATATGCCCGATATGGGAGCAGGCAAGACCGCTATATATTACGGCGATATGAGAGGACTTGCTACTAAGTTTAGCGAGGAAATGAGCATAGAAGTACTTAGGGAAAAGTACGCAACGCAGCACGCCGTAGGTGTAGTAGGTTGGCTTGAGTTTGACGCAAAGGTAGAGGACGCGCAGAAAATAGCTAAGCTTGTTATGGCTGCTAACTAATTAAGGGGGTGGCTATAATGGCTAATACAACTATTAAAGCCCTTATAGGCTTTTCCGACGGCGTTATATCTTTAGGCGTTGGAGATATAGCAAGCGTAGAGGCTACTAAGGCTAGCGCTTTTATAAGCGGCGGGCTTGCGGTTGAATATACCGCCCCCGTAGAGCCTAGCGGTAGTATCAATATAAGCGCTAACGGTACTTACGACGTAACCGACAAGGCTAGCGCCGTGGTTAATGTATCAGTAAAGACCGTAACTTATGACGTTAACGGCGGCACGGGAGAAGTAGCAGCAGCTACCGCAATAGCGGGCAACTCTATAACACTTAACGACGGTACGGGAATTACCCCGCCAAGCGATAAAGTATTTAAGGGTTGGGCTACTACAGACGACGCAGAGGCGGCAGACGTAACAAGCCCTTATACAGTAACCGAGGACGTAACACTATACGCGGTTTACGGAGTAGCCGAGTAAGGGGGCGCTTATGTATAAAGCTAAAGTAAGCTTTAGCGGTGTGGTGTCTATGAACGTGGGCGAAGTCGCAGACATAGCCGACGTTAACATAGCTAAAGACCTTTTAAAGGCGGGTTATATCGAAGAGGTAAAGCCCGCCGAAAAGGCTAAGCCCGTTAAAGATACATCAAATAAAAAGCCCACTAGAACGAGGGCAAAAAAGGGGTAACTTATGAATATAGTTACAAAAGTTAGCGAGATCACGGCGCAGGACGTAGCCGAGTACTTGAGGATAGCAGAGCTAACAGAGGACGACGAAAACTTTATAACGTCAACTATAGGCGTAGCTATTGACTATATACTTAAGTATACGGGTATAGAGGACGCCGAAACACTAGACACTTATAACGATATGGTTATAGTTGTATTTGTTTTATGTCAAGATATGTACGACAATAGGGCGCTTTACGTGGATAACTCAAACCTTAATAAGGTAGTTGAAAATATACTAGGTTTACACCAAAGGAACTTATTATAATGGCGAAAGTAGAAAAAAACGCGGGAAAATATAATAGACGTATAAGCATATACCAAGTAACTAAAGGCAAAGACGCGGCGGGGTTTCCTGCGGACGTTGAGGCGTTAGTACTTAGACCATATGCAGAGGTAAAGACAACTAAAGGCTTTACTTTAATTATGAATAATACAGACTACGAGAAAGCACTAACACGCTTTACTATACGTTACCCGCAAACGGTTATTACTTACGATATGATTATTAAGTACCGAGGTAAAACTTATAGTATAGAGTATATTAACAACGTAGACGAGGCTAACGTAGAGCTAGAGCTTGAGTGTAAGGAAGTGTTAAAAATTGGCAAAGTTTAAAACGGAGCTACCAAACGATATTATAAAACAGTTTGAAAGCGTAGAAAAAAACACCGATAAAATGCTTTCGGAAATGACCGAGGCAGGCGCTAAAGTTGTCTACGAAAATATTAAAGCTAGTATACCGTCTAGTTGGTACGCTAGTAATATTATGAAGTGTTTAAAGATCACTAAGACATATAAGACGCCTAGCGACGACGGTATTAACACTAAAGTAGCTATATACGGGTATTTTATAAATGAAAATAACGAGAGAATACCCGCGCCACTCGTAGCAAACGTAACAGAGTACGGGCGACATAATAGCCCCTACCCTAAAAAGCCGTTTTTAAGAAAAAGTTTTAAAAAGGCACAAATTGAAAAGGCTATGCAGGCTATACAAGATAAATATATACCAAAGGGGTAAGCTATGATATTTAATTTTAACGAAGAAATAGAAACGCTTTTAAGCGACTTAGGCGTACCCGTTAGCTTTATGTTTTACGACGGCGACGCTACAACTTACGTTACGTATATGCAGCTAGACAAGGACAACGCGCTAGCAGGCGACGACGAGCTTATAGGGTGCGTACAATATTACGATTTCGACGTTTATAGCAAAGGCAACTATTTAAACGTAATAAGTAATTTAATAGATATTATGACGGCGGCGGGGTGGACTTATCAACCTAGCCGAGATAGTCCCGACTTATACGAGCGGGACACTAAATTCTATCATAAGACTATATGTTTAGCAAAAGAAAGCGAGGTAAATTAAATGGCTAATATAGGTTTAAATAATATATGGTATAGTCCACTTACCGAGGGCGCAGACGGTACGGCTATCTATGAGGGCGCTAAGCAGCTAGGAAAAGCGGTTAGCTGCTCTACATCAATTACAAATAACGAGGCTAAGCTTTACGGGGACGATACTTTGCAGGAAAGCGACACAAGCTTTGCGGGCGGATCTATTACTTTAGGAGTTACAGACGACGACGACACCGTATTTAGTGAGCTTTTAGGACATACAATTACAGAGGACGGCGAAGTAATTAAGACCGCAAGCGACGCGCCTATATACGTAGGTTTGGGACGTATTGTTACTAAAATGGTAAGCGGCGTTTATAAGTATAAAGTAGAGTTTCTTTATAAGGTTAAGTTTAGCGAGCCAAGTAAAGACGAAAACACTAAGGGCGAAAGTGTAGAGTTTGCAACTCCAAGTATTGAGGGTATTATTTCCGCCCTTGACGACGATAAGAACACTTGGAACAAAACAAAGACTTTTAATACTAAGAGCGACGCGCTTACTTATCTTAAAAACTTACTTGCAGCGGGTAGCGACGTTTATAGAATTACTTACGACCTTATGGGCGGTACGGGAAATATTGAGGACGAGAGCGTAACCGCAGGCGAAAGCGTAACACTTGACGACGGCACTAACATAACACCGCCAAGCGGTAAAGAGTTTAGCGGTTGGGCTACTAGCGCTAGCGCTACTACTCCAAACGTAACAAGCCCTTATACACCAAGCGGCAACGTTACACTTTACGCGGTTTACGTTGACGAGGTTTAAATAATATATTAAGCAGCTATTAGGGCGGGACTTTTCCGCCCTTTTTGCAAATAATAAAAAAAGAGAGGTTTTTAACTATGGCAAATAAAAAAAATAACGAAAACACGGGCATAGAATATAAAGGGAATTTTTACAATATATACTTTAATCTTAACGTTATGGAGCAGATACAAGAAGAGTACGGGAGCGTGCAGAAATGGGGCGAACTTACAGACACGACAGAAAAAGAGGTAGACGCTAAAGCCCTTAAGTTTGGTTTAACTTGTATGATTAACGAGGGTATAGACATTTATAACGAAGAACACGAAGAGCAGAGGGCGTTTTTTACTACTAAACAAGTAGGGCGTATTATAAGCGAGCTAGGACTTGCAGAGGCGGCAAGTAAAGTTAATACCACAGTTATAGAAAGCTCTAAGAGTGACGAAAAAAACTAATAATCCACGACGAAGTAACAGACCCTACCATTAACTTTTCGTGGTTTCGATTTATAGGTAGGACTAAATTAAGACTAACTAACCACGAAGTAGGACGACTTACTTTAAGAGAGTTTAACGCCGAGTATCAGTTATATAAAGACGATTTCGACTTAGAGCTTATGCTTAGAGTAACGCGCACTACTTACGCGCAGGCTAAGAAGAGAGCAAGGCAGGCGGAAGAGTGGTTTTAAGGGGGTGCAAATATGGCGGGCTTTGGCGGTAGCGTAAAACTTACGGGCGAAACAGAATATAAAAAAGCGCTTAAAAATATACAAACGGGCTTAAGAGAAGTAAGTAGCGAAATGAAACTTGTTAGCGCACAATTTGCTAGCAACGACAAAAACACGGCTAACCTTGCAGCTACAAGCGCCGATCTTGCTAAGAAAATAAACGAACAAAAGAAAGCTATAAATGAACTAAAAAGCGCTTATAGCTCTATGGCTGCGGAGTATGACACGCAGCAAAAGAAAACGGCGGCGCTACAAAAAAGCTACGACACCGAAAAAGCTAAGCTTGAGCAAATAAAAGCTACTCTTGGTACGTCCTCTAGTGCATACCAACAACAAGCGGCGGTAGTTGATAAGTTAGAGCAGGAATTAAAGGACAGTAAAACCGCTCAAGACAATATGGCTACTAGCCTTACTAATATGCGTACGCAGATAAATAACGCCGAAACAAGCTTAACAAAATCCGAAAACGCTTTAGATAAATTTAACGAAGAGCTAGCAGAAACCGACGACGAGGCAGAAAAAGCTACTAAGGGTATGGACGAGCTAGGCGACGGCGTAGAGAAAGCGGGCGGAAAGTTTGAGGGCTTTAAGACCGTAGCGAGTGGAGCTTTAAAAGTCGTAGCGGCAGGAATAGCAGCAGCAGCGGCGGGAGCGGTAGCACTTACTAAGAGCGCTATAAGTGCTTACGCAGATTACGAGCAATTAGTAGGCGGAGTAGAAACGCTTTTCGGTACGGGTGGCAAGTCCTTAGAGACTTACGCCGCTAGCGTAGGTAAGTCTATAGACGAGGCTAGGGGCGAGTATTACCGCTTAGAGCAGGCGCAAAAAGAAGTATTAAGCAACGCCGACAACGCATATAAAACGGCGGGTATGAGTGCTAACGACTATATGGAAACCGTAACTAGCTTTAGTGCGTCCCTTATATCATCTTTAGAGGGCGACACGGCTAAAGCTGCTAAAGTCGCAGATATGGCTATAACCGATATGAGCGACAACGCTAATAAAATGGGTACGGACATAGAAAGCATACAAAACGCTTACCAAGGTTTCGCAAAGCAAAATTACACTATGCTAGATAACCTTAAGTTAGGTTACGGCGGAACTAAAGAGGAAATGGAGCGACTACTTGAGGACGCCGAAAAAATAAGCGGCATAGAGTACGATATAAGCAGCTTAGACGACGTTTATAACGCTATACACGTAGTGCAAGAAGAAATGGGTATAACGGGAACTACGGCGAAAGAGGCGGCGACTACTATAAGCGGATCTACGGCAAGTATGAAAGCTGCGTGGACTAATCTATTAGCAGGAATGGCGGACGATAATTCTAACTTTGAGGGTCTAATAAGTAACTTTGTAGATAGTGTAGTAACGGTAGCTAATAACCTTATACCACGTATAAGCATAGTTTTAGGAAACTTAGGCGACTTAGTAACGGGACTTATAGAGGAAACTTTACCGCTTATACTAAACGAAGTACCCGCACTATTAGAGCAACTTATACCCGAGTGTGTAAACGCCGTAGACGCTATTATAACAAGTGTAGCTAACGTATTACCCGATATTATAGACGTAGTAGCGGATCTAATACCCGATATTATAAGTAGTATTGGGGCTATGTTACCTAAGTTAGTAAACGTTGGCGTACAAATGGTAACTAAGATAGCCGACGGATTAGCTAAAACTTTACCAAGTATAGTTAAGACGCTATCCGACCTTATACCGCAGCTAGTAACTACTTTAGTTAAAGGGCTACCAAATATTATTAAAGCTGCTACTACTTTATTTAACGGTATTATCCAAGCTATACCTAAAATAATCACTAGCTTAGTATCACAAATACCAACTATTATTAACACGATAGTAGAGGGGTTAACTAATAGCGTAGACGCGGTAGTACAAGGCGCTTTAACCTTGCTTAACGGAATAATTGAGGCTATACCGCTTATAATAGAGCAAATAATACCATTATTACCAACTATTATAGACACTATAGTAAACGGCTTAGTATCGAGCGTAGACGCGGTAGTACAAGGCGCTTTAGCCCTGCTTATGGGAATAGTTGACGCTATACCGTTGCTTATAAATGCCTTAGTACCGCAAATACCAACTATAGTTAACTCTATAGTTACGGCTTTAATAGATAATATAGACGTCTTAATAGACGGAGCTTTAGCTTTACTTGAGGGTATTATAGACGCTATACCGTTACTTATAGCGGAGTTAGTACCACAAATACCAAGTATAGTTAATACAGTAATAGAAAACTTGCTAAGTATGTCGGGAGATCTTTTAAGCGCTGCTTTTGATTTCTTTATGGAGATAGTAAACGGACTAGGCGAGGCTATAGTAGAACTTGCGGCAAAGCTACCCGAGGTATTAACTACAGTTACTAGCGGTTTAGTAGAGCCTATGCTTAATTTATTTAAAACGCTATGGACTAATATAAAAAATGTATTTAAGGACGTAGTTAACTTCTTTAAGGACAAGTTTAAAGCAGCTTGGGACGCTATTAAAAACGTATTTAGCGGAGTTAAAGACTTTTTCTTAGGAATATGGGACAAAATTAAAGACGTATTTAGTACTATAGGTACGTCTATAGGCGACGCTATAAGCGGAGCGGTTAAAAGTGGTATAAACGGCATTATAGGGCTTATAGAAAAGACCATAAACGCGGGTATTAAGCTTATAAACGGCGCTATTAACATTATTAACTATATACCAGGCGTAGAAATAGGCAAAATAGACCTATTAGACTTACCTAGACTTGCAAAGGGTGGTATAGTTGACCGTCCGACACTTGCAGAAATAGGAGAGAACGGACGCGAGGCGGTTATACCGTTAGAGAATAACAAAGGTTGGATAAAAGAACTAGCGGCGGAGCTTTCTAACATAATGTTAACAAGCATTACAACCGCAAACGAAAGCGCCGTAGCGCAGGCTAACGAGCTAGCGGGCTACGATAGCGTAGTAAATGCGTTTAAAGACGCTTTGGGACAAATGAAAGTAGTATTAGACGACGAGCAGCTAGGCACTTTCGTAGAAAAAACGGTAGCCGACGCTATTTATACATAAGGGGGCTATATGGCTTATATAATTATAAACGGCGTTTCGTCCAAGACTATAGAGGGCTTACTTATACAGACTTTACCGCCTATAAGTAAGCCGAAAATAAGGACGAGCGCGGAAGAAATAGACGGCAGAGACGGCGACGTAGTTACTACTTTAGGCTACGCCGCCTACGATAAACCTTTTAAGATAGGACTAAAGGGCGACTATAACGTAGACGACGTTATAAAGTTTTTTGATACAAGCGGACAAGTTACTTTTTCTAATGAGGCGGATAAGTACTATAACTTTGCTATTTATAACCAAATAGACTTTGAAAAACTTATAAGATTTAAAACCGCTAACGTAAATATGCACGTACAACCGTTTAAATACTCAATAGACGAAACGGAGCTAGTTTTTAATAACCCAAGCGACGAGACTATAGCAGACTTAAACATAAGAAACAACGGTAATATATATAGCAAGCCTACTATAACAATACAAGGCGCGGGAGCTATAAACGTGTATATAGGCACTACGCAAATATTACTAATTAACTTGTCTAGCGCAGGCGAAACTATAATATTAAACGTTGAAGATATGAACGCCTACGACCCTAACGGCAACTACTTAAATAGACAAGTTACGGGCGACTTAAATAACTTAATATTTAATGCAGGCGTTACTAATTTAAAAGTAACGGGAGCTTATGAAAGTATAAAAATAAATAAGTATAGTAGGTGGATATAGAAAGGGGGTTAATATGCTTAATAAACAAGATTTTTACAACGCTTTAAACCAAGACATAGAGATAGTACGAGGCGATACTTTAAGCTTTGGGTTTGAGTTAGTAGGGTTACAAGGGGCAACCCCCGACTTTACTTTTACTTGTAAATACCATTACGACGGCGATATAGTATTTAGTGCAGATAATGAAAGCGGCATAAGCTTAGATAATTATAACGAGGCAAACGACACGGCAACGTATACCGTTTGGATAGATCCAAATAAAACTAAAGACTTAGAGTTAACTAGGTATTATTACGACTTAGAAATGAGGCTAGACGACGACGTAATAACACTTATGAGGGGGCGCTTTACTCTTTTATATGACGTTACAAGGGGGTAACTTATGGCTAATTATAAGATAGAAAAAACAATAATGCTTAAAGGCGAAAGAGGCGAAAAAGGCGACACAGAGGACGGAGACGTAACCGCTCCGTTAAATGCTATTATAATGGTAGTAGATAACGCCGAAATACCCGCGGGTTACGAACTATACGAAGAGGGGGCAAACAATGAATAATATATTTTTTAAAACACTCTTTAAAAAAGGCGCTAAAGGCGCTAAAGGCGAAAAAGGCACAAGCTACGAAGTACCTACTAACGGTATAATAGGCTTTGACGACGAGGACGGCGAGCTAGATATACCCGCAGGATATGACGACGCAACTATACCGCCTTACTTAATTAGAAAAGTTATAAAAACTAATGGATCATATAGCGCAGCAGACGCGGGCGCGTTTGGCTTTTCCGAGGTAGACGTAGAGATAAAAAACACGCCTACTTTAGTAAGTAAGACTATTACAGAAAACGGGATATATGACCCCGCGGACGATAACGCCGACGGCTACTTAGACGTAACCGTAAACGTAAGCGGCGGGGGTGGCGAGAGTATAGACGGTTTATACTATGACGGTACAGATGTTAACACTTTAAGAGTGCTACCACTTTCGGAAAACAAAGACATAGAAATAGAAATAGACTTTTACTTACCAAGTTATCAAAACACAAGAATGATACTAGGCAATACGGCAAACGGTTATTACCCCATTTGTTTTATGAATGATAATAAATTTACGGTTAATACGGGGGGTAGTCAAATATATTACGCCCCGCCTAATGGGTTTGTCGGCAATCATAATTTAATACTTAATAGACTTAATGATAGAGCTATAATTTTAGACGGCGAAAACATAGGAACTTACACGCGCCAACTTGTAGGGCAAGCCCCCGCTTTGGATATTGGTAGAGCGTTAAATATAGGCGCGGCGGAGTTTGTTTTACATTACTTAAAAATTACAGACTATAGCACGGGCGAAGTATTAGCAGATTATAGAGCGGGCTTTAGGTATTTAAACAATGGTTATAAAATACCTTGCTTATTAAATACCATAGACGGCGCGTATATAGATTTAAACACGGGTAGACCGTCGGGAAATAATAGCGGGCATATTATGTTATGCCAACATACTAATGATAATTACGCTTGGTATTATAACGAAGATAAAACTTTAGTAGTAAGGCAGAAACTAAGCGATAACTCGTTTAGATGGTACTTTAACGACTATAATATACAAGGGGCGGACGCCGTACCCGCAAACTTACAAAGATTTATACTTAACAATGTAGGAGCAAGAGCAGCTATAGGCGGAGCGCCTAACGTAGTAGGCTTTTATGATAATACTATTAGAGGTTGGACGCCGACACTTAGCTATAACGTAACGGGAGTAGCACGCGGAATAATAGAAAGTACGGACGTTAATATAGATTATGATAATTATCACGAGTGGGTAGCCCCTACTTTTGACCCTATAAACGGATAAAGCGAGGTAAAAAAGATATGAAATATATTAAGAAAGTAGCGGAGACACCGCTAAACGAAGAGGCTAACGTAGTAGATAGTTTAGTTAGTGGCGACGATCCTATAAGAAACGCCCCAAGTATTAACGCCGTTAAAGAGGCAATAAAAGCAGCTTGGCAAATTATATACCCCGTAGGTAGTATATATATAACTACGGACACGGTAGACCCTGCGGTAAGGTTTGGCGGTACTTGGGAACAGTTAAAGCAAAAGTTTTTAATTGCAGCAGACGACGAAAGCGAAAACTACAAAAACCAAGCAACGGGCGGAGCTTTTAGCAGGAATTACACGCCAAGCGGTACGGTAGGCGGACACGCTCTTACAGTTAACGAGATACCAAGCCACAACCACGGCGTTAGTATTTATGGTTATAGCACAGAGAGGGGCTATCTAAATGAAAGCGGCACGGGAGTATTAAGCGATTACGTTAACGACCCCGTAGCAGGCAATACAGATAACCGAGGCGGGGGCGCTGCACATAATCACGGTTTTACGGGTACACAAAGTACTATAGACACTACACCGCCTTATTTAGCGGTTTATATGTGGAAAAGAATAGCTTAAGGGGGATAATATGACGGCGACAGTATTAGCAACTTTAGGCGTAGCGCTTATAGGTTTAATAGGCACAGTAATAACCACTAAAGCGGGTAACGCTAAGATCCAACACGAGCTAGACAAGCATAACGCGGTACAAGATACAAAACTAGAAGAGCTTACAAGAGAAGTACGGCAGCATAACGACTTTGCTATACGTATACCCGTTTTAGAGCAACGCGTAACGGCGTTAGAAAAGGAAACATTTAGGAATAAATAAAGGGGGCGCTTAGTATGATAAGAGCGTTTAACGCTACCGATAAGTTATACGACACTAACGGCGAGGTTGTAATAGCTGCTATTAAAGCTAGGGTTAAAAACTCCGATAACGGCGACTATTACTTAGAACTTACTTGCGGTACGGAATATAACGAGTATATACAAGCTAATAATATCATAGTAGCGCCGACACCAAGAGGCGACCAAGCGTTTAGAATAAGAACGGTTACAAAGAAAAGCAAAAGACTAGAGGCTAAAGCGTGGCACGTTTTTTATGATAGTCAAAACTACTTAATAGCGGATAGTTACGCCGTTAATATGAATTGTAACGCGGCTTTAAATCACTTTAACGCCGCCACGGATAACCCTAGCCCGTTTACTATGAGTAGTAATATAAATATTATTAACTCTTATAGGTGCGTTAGGACGTCACTAGCGGAATGTATAAGCACAGTTATAGAACGTTGGGGCGGGCATTTAGTGCGCGATAATTGGAGTATAAGTTTACTATCCGATATAGGCGTAGATAACGGCATAACTATAGAATATAAGAAAAACTTAAAAGAGCTAACCGCGTCTTATGATTGGAGCGGCGTTTGTACTAAAATTATGCCCGTAGGTAAAGACGGCATACTATTAGACGAGCTATACTTATATAGCGATATACAATACGATATACCGTATACTAAATGTATAAGCTTTGACCAAGACATAGACGAAGAGGACTATAAAGACAGTAGCGGAGAGCTTGACGAGGCAGCATATACCGCGGCGCTTAAAAATGACTTAAGAGCGCAGGCGGTTAATTACTTAAAAAACTCTAGCATACCCGTAGTTAATTACACCCTTAAAGGAAACCCCGAAAAAGTAACCGATATAGGGGACACTATAGAAGTAATAGACGAGCGTATAGGCGTTAAAATACTTACCGAGGTTATAGCTTACGAGTACGACGCAATAACTAAAAGATACGTAAACCTAGAGTTTGGAAACTTTACTAATACTTTAGGCGACTTACTTAACAATATAAGCGGATCTACTAACGAGCAAGTAAGTAACGCCGTAATATCATTAACTAGCGAACTAAGCGACGCTATAGCAACCGCTCAAGCTACAATATGGAACGCTTTAAGCTCGTCTTATTGTATTTATGAGGGCGATAAAATACTTATAGTTGATAAGATACCCGCAAGTAGGGCAACTAATGTTATTATGATAAATAGCGCGGGTATAGGCTTTAGTAACACGGGTATAAACGGACAGTTTACGACCGCGTGGACTATAGACGGAACTTTTAACGCGCAGGCGGTTAATATTATTAACTTAACGGCGGATCTAATTAAAGGCGGTACGCTTAAACTTGGTAGCCTGCTTAACCAAAGCGGAAAAATAGAAGTATACGACGAGGCTAACACGCTTATATGTACGATAGATAAAAACGGGCTTATTATGTACGCTAGTAACGGTAGTTATGTAGTACTTAACCAAGACGTAGGCTTAGTAGGTTACGACGGAGCGGGCAACCCTATTTATTGGGTTAGCGACGATAGCTTTTATATGAGTAAGTCGGTAGTAACGCAGGAAATAACACTATGTAGCAAGGTAAGATTTTTACCTATGCAGATTACAGAAAACGACGTAGTAGTAAACGACGGTATAGGCTTAGTAAGCTACTACGAAGAGTAAGGGGGTTAGCGTATGAGTACAAGTGGTAAAGTAAGCTCTAACGGCTACGAGGGGCGTTATATTACTTTTAGTTGGAGCTTAACAACGCAGAGTATAGCCGCTAATACCTCTACTATAGCGTGGAGACTAGAGGGCGACGGGCAAGCGGAAACGTCCCGTTATAAGGCGGGTAACTTTAAGGTAGTTATAGACGGCGTAACCGTATATAGTACGTCGGAAGATGATAGAATATGGCTTTATGACGGCACTTTAGTAGCAAGCGGAAACTATACTTTTAACCATAATAGCCAAGGCGAAAAAAGCTTTAGCGTGCAGATACAAGCGGGTATATATTACTACGCCGTAAACTGTACGGGTAGCGGTAGCTTTAGTTTACCAACTATAAACCGTATTTCCGATATAACGGCGGTTGGGGGATCTAATACAAGCGACGAGTTAAGCGTAACTTATACGGAGTATGTAGCAGCTTATACTAATAACCTTATAGTTAAGCTTGGTAGTACTACGTTACAAACTATTAACGACTATCAAAGCGGCGCAAGCTTTACGCTTTTAGATAGTGCGCTTAATACCATTTATAGCACCGTTACAACCGCTAAAACGGTAACGCTTAGCTTTAGTTTACAAACTTATAGCGGTAGCTTGTTTATAGGTACTAGCGACGCCGTAAGCAAAACTTTAACTATTAACGATAGTAACCCGACTATAGGGGGTATAACTTACATAGATAGTAATAGCACTACGGCAGCTATAACTACAGATAACCAATATATAATACGTAATTACTCAACTTTAAAAGTTACAGTAAGCAACCTAAAGGCACTTAATAGCGCCACACTTTCAAGTATCACAGTAGCAGGCGGCGGAGTATCACAGACGCGGAGCTTAAGCGGATCTACAGACGCTAGCGAAGTATTTAACCTTGGTACTATTAACCAAAGTAGCAATTTTACGCTTACGGTTACGCTTACAGATAGCCGAGGCTTTACCGCTACTAAGAGTATAAATATATTAGTATATGATTATAACCTACCAACCGCGACTATAAGCGCCTTAAGAGTAGACAACTACTATACAACTACTAACGTAACAGTTAACGCAAATTACGCTAGCATAGGCGGGCATAATACGCTTAGTATTACCGCTCAATATAAAAAGACTAGCGATAGTAGCTACGGCGCACCCGTAACGCTTACAAACGGGCAGACGACGGCGCTAAGTTTAGATAATAATTACGAGTGGAACTTAAAAGTTATAGTAGCGGATAGTATAGGATCTACGACTTATAACTTAGTTATAGGGCGGGGCTTGCCTATATGGTTTGTAGATAGGTTACTTAGTAGTATAGGTATAAATTGCTTTCCGCTCCAAGATAATAGCTTAGAGGTTAACGGGCTGCGCGTTGATGATAAAGTATATATAGGTAGTCAAGTATTATACGATTACTACACGACAGACACCGCAGGCGAAAGCGTGGTAGCTTGCGCTTATGATTATAGACTAATCGAAAACATATTTGCGGGCGTGGAGATCCCCGACAACTACGAGCGGGCGTATAAAATTACTTTCCAAGGGCAGACGCAAAACGAGAATACTATAACGGTTAAGCTTAATAATATAAGCTCTAACGCCCTTAATACGTGGAGTAATACGGTATTTAGAACTATAGGCGGTACTAGATTATTTAAGGAAAGCGAGCTAACGTTAGAACAAACTAGCGGATATAGCAGGAACGGGCTAAACCTTAAAGTAAATAATAGCGCAGCTTATACGGCTAACGTTTATAATATCACGGTACACGGTTACTTAGTAAATAAAGATACAGACTTAGACGTATCAACTTACAACGTACCCGACGACGACGTAACACCCGCTTAGCAACGCGCTAGCAAGCCCGTATTTACGTTTAAATTAAATATGCGTATAAATTGCCACTAGGCAATTAAAAAGCCCTTAAACGAGCCTTAACGCCGTCTAGGGGCTTTTATTTTAAAATATAAACTTGTCGTCACCGTGTATATGTCGCCTTATCAATTCTTTAATAAGTCCTTGGACGTTATCAATGTCTTTTAAGTACTCTATTATATCTTTATCCGTTTCTAAGTTGAGTTTTAAGTATACCCCTTTAGTGTGGGCTTTATCATACTTAGCGCTAGCCCTGCGCTTTGCCTCTTTAGTAGCCATATTATACCCCTTTATCTATTACTAAGTTGTCCGTTACTATGAGCTTTTTAAACTTGGTTTCTATATGCTCTATATCGTAGTAGCCTAAGTCTCCAAGCTCTACTATAGCCCTATCTATTCTATCGAACGCTATAACGTGGCGTCCTGCTTTAAATATGGGGCAGAGGACGGACTTTTTTATAGTCCGCTCTTTGCCGTTTTGTAAGGTTTCCGTTACCTTAAAGATTTCCTCGTAACATTTAATAATCATATTTACACCCCCTTAACCTCATAATAACCGTATAATGATTTATAGCCACTATCCCAAGTATCATAGTAAACCCCGTTTACTACCGCTACTACGTGGTGCGCTACTTTTACTATGTATCTACCCGTAGGGTGCGACTTAGCGAAGTCTTTAACGGTAGGGCGCTTAGATCCTTTCTTATTGCTTATAGGGTTATAAGTAAGTCCTAAAGCTGCGCCCGTTTCCTTGGCGTGTTTTGAGAAAAACATATAGTTAGGCATAAGTTGAAACTCACGACAAAGCGGTAAAGTTAACTCGAAAGCCTCTAACCAAGTAACGTTTAAAGCTTTGCTTAAAGCTCTTATAGTGCAATCCCCGTACTCGTCTTTTAGATCCAACTTGTTAGGTTGATAGTATTTATAATATTTATTTTTCATATTGCCACCTTTCTACCCGTTAAGCCGTTAGTGCAGCTATAAAATCTATAAAGTTTTTTCTATAAACTCGGTAGCGGCTTTAATAGTCTTAAATGTATGGAACTCTCTAAAGCCTTTACCCTCTCTAACGTTTACGTGATAAGCGCCCTTAGTGCCTTTCATTCTAGTAATTTCGTAACCCTTAACTATCTTAACTACTTCGTACATATCCTTTTTACCCTGCGCCCTTGGTGGCGTCCCTTTCTTTATTTGATGATATAAGTATATACCTATACGGAGAAAAAAGCTATTGGCATATTGCACAAAGTTACGAGCTGTTTTATTGTGCATTTTTACTAAAGTCTAAACTATATAGCCCTAGGCAGCCGCCAAGCCCTAGTTAAACATAGTTTACCCTTAAAAAAAAGGCTATAAAGCCCTAGAGTAAAAACTAAACAATATAGCCGCTAGTGTAGCCTTGCCGTATTGCCTGCGATTATAGTATAGCAAGCTTTGCGCGTCGTTATCCCTGCGCCCTTACTATCCCTATAAAGATAACCAAGCCAACCCGTCCCGTTTTTATAATAGTGTCGTTACGATCCCACTATTGACGAAACTATACCATATAACCGCTAACGATATAGTACCGCGCTTACTCTATGCAGGGGCTAAGCGAAACCTCGCCGTTATAGTTTTACGTCGCACGGCAGCAACACGACGAAAAAAATAGTGTAAACATTTATACACCTATGTAGTTGTGTCTTTATGTTTACACTATATCACATAAAAAATTATTGCTACAAGAGGAAAATTATAACAATAACTTTATATTAAGCGCCACGTCGTCTTTAAGCCTAGTATATTCAATGCTTTCGATTATTGACTTTAGTATTAAGTTTTTTTCTTGGGAGTTTAACCCGTGGTATTTTTCTAGTACCTTTTCAAGTATTGGGATAGCCTTATAAGCCCGTCCGTCGTCCTCTATAGTCGTTTCTTTAAGTTTGTTTATATTGTCCTTAATTGCCTCTATATCGTTCTCTAAAACACCAACGCGACGGGTAAACAATTCTTTTGTATATATACCGCTCTCGAGCATTTCACAAGCACGCTCTATCATATCTACCTTTTTATTTAGTTCCGCCTCTAATAAAGATAACTCGTTATCTATCTTTAAACGCTGCGTCTTTATTTCGTCGGCGTAGTTGTCAATAAAATAGTTAAAGCCTTTTAGTTCCGCCTTTAGTTCGTTTATTATTAAGTCCTCGGCGGTTTCTAGCTTAAGCGACCTATTAGCGCAACGCAAACTAGGGCAAGTTATATACTCGAATTTCATAGCGTTTATTTTACGTATCATTGTACGCCCGCACTCGCTACAATACATAAGCCCCGCTAGCGGATTGGCTAACTTACGCTTATTAGTTACCCTCGGCGCTTTTGCTAGTTGTTCCTGCGCACGGTTAAAAGTAAGCTCGTCTATAATAGCCTCGTGCTTTCCCTTAACATAGTTGTTGCGGTTGTCCGTGTTAATCATTCCTAGATATATTTTGTTTTTAAGGATATTTCTAACGGTTGCCGTAGTCCATTCTTTATTTTGGAATTGTGAGCGTATACCGTTATCGTTTAAATAGTTCGCTATTGTTGCGACGTTAACACCGTCTAAGTATTGATTAAATATATATTTAACTATTTCCGCGTTAGCGTTAGGCGTCAGTATATAGCCCTTTTCGCCCCTTATCTTATCAAAACCAAAGGGCAGGATAGAGCCGATATAATAACCCTCTTGCCTTGCCTGCCTGCGCCCACGTTGTAAGCGTCGGTTAATCATTTTATACTCACGCCTAGACATAAATAGCGCGAATTCGAAAAACTCTTCGTCTATTTCGTCTTTGCTTAAGTCGTATATTTTAGTTAATGTATGTATTTTTGTATTAGACGCTTTAAACGTTTCTAATATTTCGCATTGGTCTAACTGATTACCACGGCTTAAACGCTCTATTTCGACGCAGACAACGCCGTTATATATGCCCGTTGCTACGTCGTCTAGTAGTCTTTGCATTTCGGGGCGGTTGGCTATGCTTTCGCCGCTTACGACCTCTTTATATATTTGTACTATGTTTAGTTTATTGCGGGCGCAATAGTCTAGTAGCATTTTCTCGTGACGGGCTAGCGTTTCCTCTTTAAGCTCTTCGTCCTCACGAGATTTACGCAAGTATATAGCTACGTCGTTTATCATTATTTCAACCTACTTTCTTTTAAGAATTTGCTAAAGTTAGCTATTAGCTCTAACTCTTGCTTAGTATATTCGTATTCGCTAAAGTATAAAGACGTAAGAGTATCGCCGTTTATAAGTACCTCTAACGAAATATTAAAAAACGCGGCTATATCTTTTAAAACCTTAATGTTAACTTTTTCAGAGCCGCGAGCATACCAAGAGTTAATAGTACTTGGCGCTATGTTGATAGCGCGGGCTAAGTCCGCCCGTTTCATATCGTTACTTTTTAGTAACAAGTCTAAATTAGTTAAAAAATCCATCTTAAAATCATACTCCATAAACCATATTTTTAACTTGTTCGTTCAAAATTATATTTGAACGTTTGCTTTTTATTATTCGTAATGATTATAGCGAAAACGCGTTTAATTTGCATTACTAAATTGACAATTTAAAAAAATAAATTTTCTTGTTGACATATTAAAGCGGCGGTATTACTATTTATGACATAAGGGGCAAACGCAAAAGCGCTTAACCTTATACCAAAGGCAACGCGAACGCAACGACCGACGCGACCGAGATAAAACTAAAGAAAGGGGGCGAGATAATGCAGAAAAAGACGCTATTATATCCAAACATATACGCAGAACTAGCACGCAGCGGGTTAACGGTAGCTATGCTAGCCGACTATATGGGAATGACGGCGCAAAACTTATACGGCAAGCTTAAGGGTGCTACCGCCGTTACTGAAAAGGATATGAAAGCTATACAAGAGTTTTTTAAAGCGAAAGGGGGCGGCGCTTTCACACTCGACTATTTATTTAGTAATGGCGAGTAAAATAACTATACGCAGGAATAAACCAACCGCCGCTATTTTGACTAATCTATACGACATCATAAAAAAAACAATTCAAGACGTAGACGCTTACTACACAGACGAACAGACCGAGGCGTTAAAACAAGATCCACGAAACATTTTTTTAAATCAAGAAAGGAAAACTAAATAAATGGGAATAGTTGGAAAGTTGGCTACTATACAACAAGAACTAAAAGCCCCTAAAGGTCAATATAACAGTTACGGCGGTTTTAATTACCGTAGTTGTGAGGATATACTAGAGGCGGTTAAACCCCTGCTTAAGTCTACAAGGTGTATTTTAACTATATCCGACGAGTTAGTTAACGTTGGTAATAGATATTACATTAAAGCCGTAGCAAAGCTTACAGACACCGAGGCAACCAAAGAGCCGTACTATATTATTAACGAGGCATACGCCCGAGAAGAGGAAACTAAAAAGGGTATGGACGGGGCGCAGATTACGGGAACGGCTAGCAGCTACGCGAGAAAGTACGCACTTAACGGGCTTTTCTGTATTGATGATACTAAGGACGCAGACACCGACGAACACGCTAAACAGACGGGGGCAGAGCCTAAAGAAGAGAAAAAGGCAAGCGCCAAACAAATAGAACTATTAAAGGGTTTAGTAAAAGATATAGACGCTATGCTTAAGTATTATAAAGTCGAAAAGATAGAGGACTTAACGACTAAGCAGGCAAGCGAAACTATTAGCAAATTAAAGGGGGCTAAATAATGAATATAAAAGAGCAGATAGAATTATATTTAAAATCAACAGACCGCGAGGGCATAGAGGACTTACTTAAGTATATGGACGAGGCGGGCTTTTATAAGTCGCCTGCGAGTACCAAGTACCACGGAGCGGAAGAGGGGGCGCTAGCCGTCCATAGTTTAAACGTACTTAACGCGGCTTTAGACTTAGCTACGGCTTGGTGTGGCGATAATTGGGTAGCTAATAACCGCGATAGTATAGTTATAGCTGCTTTACTCCACGACTTAGGCAAGGCGGGACAGTTTAACAAGCCTTTATATGTCGATAACATACTTAAAAAGGGACGTAGCGAGGCGCAACCGTTTAAAATAAATGACGAGCTTATGACGCTACCGCACGAAATAGTTAGCGTTATAGAGGCGTCTAAGTATATTAACCTTACAGAGGACGAGCAAAGGGCTATAGCTTGGCATAACGGACTATACGGGGCTTTTAAGTATGATATAGCAGGGAAAGAAACGCCGCTTTATATGATATTACATTTTGCGGATATGTGGGCTAGTAGAGTATTAGAAAAGTAAGGGGGGCTTATGAATAAAGTTATTTTGATAGGGCGCTTAATTAGAGATCCCGAAACGAGGCAGGCAGGCGAGACAACCGTAACGAGGTTTAGCTTAGCGGTAGATAGACGCTTTAGAGTAAAGGACGAGACAAGCCCAACCGCGGATTTTCCTAGCGTTGTAGCGTTTGGAAAAACGGCGGAGTTTATAAGTAAGTACTTTAAGCAGGGCGTAAAAATGGCGCTAGAGGGACGTATACAGACGGGCAGCTATACCGACAAGGACGGCGTTAAACACTATACAACCGACGTAATAGCCGAGCAAGTAGAGTTTGCGGAAAGTAAAAGAGCAGAGGACACGCCGCCACCAAATAACGGGGAGTGGCTACAAGTACCCGAGGATATAGAAAACGACTTACCATTTAAGTAAATAGAAAGGGGATATAAAACAATGAATAAAAACGTTGATATAGAAGAAATGATAGCAGACGCAAAGGCGGAAGAAGAAGTAGCAAGAGAGCAGGCAAAGGCAGCTAAAGAAGAAAAGGCAAGAGAGGACTTTAGAAACGTGCTTAGAAAGGGACTTAACGAGGCTTTAAGTAATAAAAACGATAGTAATGTAACGGTAAGTTTAAAAGAGTACGTAATACTTAAGCAGAAAGAGCAAGACTTAGACCGTATTATGAGCGTAATAGTTGACAACTTAGAGCTTAGCTATAATAACGAATACTTAAGAATAAGTAGCGGCGAAAATATTATAGACGCCTTTAGGGTATTATATCCGACCGCGTATGACACTATTTTTGAGGCGGAACTAAAGAGAGCAGAAAACGAGGGTAAATAATGGATCTATACGAAGAGATACAACGCTTAATGTTAGAGCTTACGGCGTCTATAAGAAAGTTAAGAGACAACGGGGCAAAACTAGCCGAGGCGGAGCGGGACTATAAGTTAACGTTACGCCAAGAGGCTTTAAGGTTAAGGGCGGGCGAAATGCCCGTAACCTTAATCAATAATATTATTTACGGAGTACCCGAGGTAGCAGAGAAACGCTTTAAAAGGGACGTAGAGCAAGCTAACTACGACGCTAATAAAGAGCATATTAACGTTACTAAGCTAAAGCTAAGATTATTAGAGGCGCAACTTAATAGAGAGTGGGGCGCAGCAGGCAAGGGGGATATATAAAAATGAATGAGGCTTATTTGTGGGAGTTTTTAGACACCCAAGACGATATAACTATAGTAGATAGTTTTGTAAAAGCTAATAGCGTTATAAATAGCCCTCTATATGAAACTATACTTTGCAGCATTTCGGGCGGAAGTGATAGCGACATAATACTAGATTTAGTACACCGCGTAGACAAGGATAAAAAAGTAAAATATATATGGTTTAACACGGGGCTAGAGTACCAAGCTACTAAAGACCATTTAGACTACTTGGAGAAAAAATATAACATAGAGATTATAAGAGAGAGAGCTATAAAGCCTATACCTCTTACGTGCAAGGAATACGGACAACCCTTTTTAAGTAAATACGTAAGCCAAATGTTATACAGATTGCAAAAATATAACTTTAAGTTTGAGGATAAACCTTACGAAGAACTTATAAAAGAATATCCTAATTGTATGTCGGGCGTAAAATGGTGGTGCGGCAAATATGACGATATATTAAAAAGTAAAGAGGGAAAAATAGGAAAGTTTAACGTCAACTATAACAAATATCTAAAAGAGTTTTTAATAGCTAACCCGCCTACTTTCAAAATATCCGATAAATGTTGTAAGTATGCTAAAAAAGGTGTAGGAAAACAGTTAGAAAAAAAATATAACGCAGATTTAACAATAATTGGAGTAAGGCAAGCAGAGGGCGGGATAAGGGCAAGCGCATATAAAAATTGCTATTCCATAAATAACGATAAAATAGATACTTACCGCCCTATATTTTGGTATAAAGACGGCACTAAAAAAGAATATGAGGTTAAGTTTAGCGTTATACATAGCGATTGTTATAAAAAATACGGCTTTAAGCGTACGGGTTGTTGCTGCTGCCCTTATGGTAGAGGCTTAGAGGAAGAGCTAGAAATAACTAGGATCTACGAGCCTAAATTATATAAAGCCGTTTGTAACGTCTTTAAAGATAGCTACGAGTATACTAGAAAATACCGCGAATTTGTGCAGCTTATGAAACTAAAAGAGGATAAGACGCAGATAGCGGGACAAATGAATATTAGCGATTATATAGAGGGGGCTAGTAATGGTTAAATCATTATTACAACGTAACAAAGCTTGTTATATATGCGGTACTACTATTAACTTACAAATACACCATATATTTTACGGGACGGCTAACCGCAGGATAAGCGACGCGGACGGGTGCGTAGTTTACTTATGCCAAAGACACCACACGGGAGCGGCAGGCGTACACAGTAACCGCAAAGTAGACTTAACACTTAAAACACGTTGCCAAATTGAATGGCAAAAGCAATATAACAAGACAATAGAGGACTTTATAAAAAGATATGGGCGCAATTATTTATAAGCGCCCTATAAAAATACTTATATTGAACGCTAACGCGTCTAGGACGGACGAGAAAGCGTTTAAAATGAAAAAGGGTATAAATATATAGTTTAAAGCTAAAAACGCCTAAAAAACGATTTAAAAGGGGGTAAAAAATGGAGTTTAAAACAATAGAGCAGGAAATAACGCCGATACTTAAATATAGCGAGGCGGCACGCTGCGACGATATGGCACTATATGCTAATTACGTCTATACCAAATTAACGAACTACGAAAAGGGCGCGGGGTGGCTAGAAAGAGTATTTAGCGATAGGCGCTTTAGGATCTACCACGGGATAGCAACTTTTGAGGCGGTTAGTAGGTGTAGGCGTAAGCTGCAAGAGAACTACGAGAACTTAAGACCGTCCGAGAGCTACAGAGAAGAAAGAAAAAAAGCGGAGCGGGAGTATAAGAAGTACGCAAGAGGGGGCGGAGTTTATGAACGCAAGACAGAAAGCAAAGAAGTATAAAAGATTAGCAGAGAGAAACGCAGCTAAAGCGGCGGCTTATGATAGACAAATGAGAGCGGACGCTTTTAGGCGTTCTAATTCTATAGAAAAAAGAATTAGAACGCTGCGTATTAAGCAGATTTTGCCCGATTTTGGGGGAAAAGAACAAATAGCCCTAAACTTAGGCGAGTTTCTTATAGATAATAAGTTGGTTTGTTTTGAGGTTAGCGACACGGTTAGTTTTACGGGGAAATCAAAAAAAATAACGGCAACCTTAACAGTATTAGAGCCGATAGAAAGGGGCGAGTAAATGAGGATAAAAAACAAGATATTAAAGGGGTTAACTATTATAAGTTTAGTAGCGTTTATAGTAGGGGCTTGCGCTTTGGATAGTAATAGCAAGATACCGTTAATTGTATGCGGTATTAGCTCTATATGGTTAACGCTTATAGCGGCAGCTAATACAAGGGGGTAGTTATGGCTAAAAAATACTTTTGGCTTAAGCTTAAAGCAGACTTTTTCACAAGTAGAGCTATGAAAAAGCTACGCAGGATAGCAGGCGGCGACACTTACACAATTATTTATTTAAAGCTCCAACTACTAAGCCTTAAAGACGAGGGGGCGTTATATTATGAGGGCGTAGAGCCTACCTTTTACGAAGAAATGGCACTAGCACTTGACGAGGACGCCGAAAACGTAAGAGCAACGCTTATTTTCTTAGATAGTATGGGGTTAATTAAGCAGCAGAGCGAACACGAGTTTATATTAACCGAAGTACCTTATTTAATAGGCGGAGAGAGCGAAAGCGCGGAGCGGGTTAGGCGCTTTAGACAAAAAAACCTATTAGACTTAACGCTAACTAAAGATACTAAAACGTTACAATGTAACGACGAAGTAACAGAGAGTAACGGAGCGGTAACAAACAGTAACACAGAGATAGAGATAGAGAAAGATATAGATAAAGAGAAAGATATAGAGAAGAGTAAGAGCGAGAAAAGTAAAGCTAAACGCTTTACACCGCCCACACTTGAAGAGGTTACGGCTTATTGTATCGAGCGTAATAATTCAGTAGACGCGCAACACTTTATAGACTACTACACTAGCAACGGTTGGCTAGTCGGTAAAAATAAAATGAAAGATTGGAAAGCGGCGCTTAGAACTTGGGAACGTAACGGCTTTAATAGCGGATCTAATAAACCACTAAAGCAAACCAAGGCGCAGGAGTTAGACGAGTTTTACAGTATGGCGAGCGGTTGGGCAGAAAGTGAGGGCTAACGTATGAATAACGATTTATTAGTAACGTGTCAATACATAATATACGCTTGTATAGCGCTTTATGTTATGGACTTTATAGGCGACATAATCAAGATAAAAAAGTTTAGAAAGATATTAAACGATTATATAACCAAGTTAGACGAGTTAATAGAAAGGGGGAAAAAATGACAAAAAAAGAATTTGCAATATTTGCTAGCGCTTTACGTACATATTACCCCAAAGAGAATATACTACCAAACGCGCAGGCTATGGAGCTATGGTTTAAGCAACTAAGCGATATACCGTATAACGTAGCCGAGGTTACGCTTAATAAGTGGGTAGCTACTAACAAATGGTCGCCAAGTATAGCGGATATAAGAGAGCAGGCAACGGGCATAACGCAGGGCGAGGCTAAAGAGTGGGGCGACGCTTGGCAAGAGGTGCTAAAAGCTATAAGTAAGTACGGATCTTATAGAGAGGACGAGGCGTTAGCAAGTTTAGACGATACGACTAAGACAGTAGTAAAGCGGTTAGGCTTTCGCAATTTATGTTTTAGTGAAGAAATACAAGTAGACCGCGCTAACTTTCGTATGATATACGAGCAGCAGCTACAAAGAGACAAGCAAAACGCGCAGCTACCGCAAAATCTAAAGGCGTTAATTAGTAATATGCCTATGCTATTAGAAGAGGGGGGCGAGTAATGGCTTACGTATTTATAAAAACAACTAAAGACGAGTACGAGTTTATAGTAGCTATGGGGGACACCGTAGGAGCTTTAGCTAAAGAGTGCGGAGTAACAGAAAATGCAATATATAGCGCTATGTCACACGCTAAGAAGAGGGGCGACAAATGCGTATATAAAAAGGTGGTGCTAGAGTGACAAATAAATATAAAATACCGTGGCACGTAAGGCAATACGTTAAAAAAGAGCTTATGGACTATAAGAGCAATAAAAAGCTAATAGCTAAATATAAGGGCGATACTAGGGGGCTTATACTTGCTAATATGAGGTTAAAACAAATAGAAAACGTATTAAATAGCCTTAACAAAGAGGACAGAGAGGCGGCGGAGTTAATCTTTATTGACAAGTACACCCAAAGCGGCGCAGAGATAGCGAGAGGGCTAAGCAAGGCGGCATATTATAACGCTATGAATAAAGTTATATACTTGGTAGCCGTCGAAATGGATCTAATATAGACCTAGAAAAAATATAGGAAATTAAGCGCCTTAAAGGGTGCTAAGATAAAAAGAAAACGAAAGCGAGGTAAAAAGTAAATGAAAATTATAGACGTTTCACAGTTTAACGGCTCTATAAGTTGGGCTAAAGTTTCCAAAAGCTGCGACGGGGCAATAATAAGGGCAGGCTACAGAGGTTACGGAGCGGGTACGCTTATTACCGATAAAAACTTTAAGACTAACTTAACTTGTGCAAAAATAGCGGGCGTACCTTTAGGCGTATACTTTGTAACGCAGGCTATAACCGAAAAAGAGGCGGTAGAAGAGGCAAACTATACACTTAAGCTATTAGACGGGGCAACGTTAGACTACCCTATATTTATAGACACCGAAAACGGCAGCCCTAAAGGGACGGGCAGAGCAGACCGCGGAAAACTTACAAGGGCACAGCGTACCGCTATAATTAAGGCATTTTGTAACACTATTAAAGCCGCAGGGTATGAGGCGGGCGTATATGCTAGCGAAAGTTGGTATAAAGAGTGCTTAAACTTAACAGAGCTTACCTACTTATACCTATGGGTTGCTAAATACTCAAGTAATACGCCTACGATAGAGTGGGACGCTTGGCAATACACTAGCACGGGAGCGGTTGACGGCGTAAAGGGCGACGTTGATATATCCGTGTTTAAAGAAAAAATTATAGACGACGTACAAGACAATATTAGCGGAAAGAGCGACGAGGAAATAGCTAACGAAGTGATAAACGGCGGTTGGGGCAACGGAGCGGATAGAAAAGTTAGACTTGAGGCGGCAGGCTGCGACTATAAAGCTATCCAAGAACTAGTTAACGCCAAGCTTGCGAACAAGCCGCAGGAAAGAGCGAAACTCTATTACAAGGTTAAGAGCGGCGACACTCTAGGCGGTATAGCTGCTAAATATGGTACTACCGTTAGTAAATTAGTAGAACTTAATAATATAAGTAACCCTAATAGAATTTATGCGGGGCAAACTATAAGAATAATGTAAAGGGGGTGTTAATATGATAATGAGCAATAAAACATACGATATTTTAAAGTTTATAGCCTTAAAAATCTTACCCGCACTTGCTACGCTAATACTTACGCTTGGCGGTATATGGGGTATACCTTATAGCGAGGCTATAGCAGCTACTATAACGGCTATAGATACCTTTTTAGGCGCTATACTTGGTATAAGCTCCAACAAATACCAAGCTTTGCAGGAAATGCACGAGGCAGACGAAAAGCTAGCTAATAGTCCTTTATATCCCGAGGACGAAAGCGAGGGCGAGTAAATGAACAGACGGCAGGCTAAAAAAGAATTAAAAAAAGAATATGGCATTATAACGCCAAGGCAGGAAAGTCCAAGACTAACTAAAAAGTTTACGTTAAGCTTAATAGACTATGAGGCAATAAAAAAGCTAGCGGACGAGTTAGGCGAACTATTTAGACGTTTGGGCGAGGCTATAGGCAAGTTTATAAACGACAATATAAACGAGATAATAGAGAGACTTAAAGAGGAAATAGACAAAAGCTTAAAATACGGGGATAAGCCTAAATATAAGCCCGTTAAAAGCTTAATAAAACCATATAAGCAACCATTTATTAAGGTTAGATATAGAGCAAGGGCTAATTTATAAAGGGGGCGTTAATATGGACTTAAAAAGCTGCTCCAAGTGCGGAAAGATACACCCAAGGGGCTATAATTGCAACGTAGGCAGGATATACACCAAGACAGACGAGAGCAGGCTTAGAAGTCGCTACGCGTGGACTAAAAAGGCTAAACAAATTAAAGAGGACGCTTTAGGGCTTTGCGAAGTATGCAAGGCTCTAGGCGTTTATACATACGACGGGCTAGAAGTCCACCACATAACCAAATTAAAAGAAGATCCTAACGGGCTATTAGACGACGATAACTTAATATGCTTATGCGTGTATCATCATAAGCAGGCAGACGACGGCGAAATAGACGCGGACTACTTAAGAGAGTTAGTTAAAGAAAGGCGTAAATAATGTATGCGATAATGAATATAAAAACGGGTAAGTTTGTTTACGGTACGGACTTTAGGCGGTGTAGTAATATAGGGACATATAACCAACGTACAAGTAAAAATAAAATGCTTACTTATGCAGATTTAGAAGAGGTATTGCAAGCCTTTAAAAATCGAGGCTGCGGAAATGATTATAGAATAGTTGTATTAAAAACTATAGAAGTAAAGAGGATAATAGAAAGGGGCGAGTAAATGGCTATTAGTAAATTGCAATATGAAGAGGCGGCAATAAGAGAGTACCTAGATAATACTATAAGTTTACTAAGAGAATACAATAAAAAGGCTAAAGAGTATACATATATACGCGACTTAATAGCTAAAGATCGCGAAGAGAAAAGGCAGAGGCTAGAAGAGATAAAAAGAGAAATAAATAGAGGGGGCGAGTAAATGGGAGATAAAGACTTTATAAGAATAGCTAAAGAGGTAGTCGTAAAATACTATAACGATACGAAAGAAATTACAGATATAAACGAAGAAATAACAACCGATAATGTTTATATAGTTTGGCTATGTAAAACATTACAGAATAACAAGGCGTTATTATCAACGACAATATGCGACGGTATGTACTACGAGGTAACATATAACGGAGATAAAAGCGAGCTTTACTTAGACGCTTATAAGAAATGGCAAAATAAAGTATATCATACGTTAGGAGATAAAGGCAAAGAGGCGGTAGTACCCATTAACAAGCTTAACAAGATATTGCGACCGATAATTAACGAAGATATTTAGTAATAAGCAAAGGTAGGGCGGATATATGGCAAAACTAACCGAGAGAGAAAAGGCGGCAAGGTATGAGGCTTTACAAGCTGCTATAGATATTATGATAGATATATATAAGCGTAGAGAGCAGGACGCTAAAGCAAAGTATACAGACGCTACCATAATAGGAGCATATAATAAAGGCTTGGCGGACGCGTACAAGGAAATCGTAAAGACACTAAGAGGCTTTAAGAATTAAGAAAGGTAAGGTGGATATATGGAACTTAAAGACACTATAGTAGATATGTTAAGCGATAGTTACGTAGATAGATATAGAGCGGAGTATAAGCAACTATGTATTAGGATAGATAAGCTAGTAAAGTACTTAAAGCATTATAACGTTAATAATAGTTGCATAGAGGTAGAACTTAAAGCGCAGCAATTACAATATATGATCGCTTACAAGAACGTATTAGAGTTACGCGCGGCTATAGATAAAATAGACTTATAGTTAAATACGGGGTAACTACCTAGACTAGCGAGTACCCCCGAGGGGTGGGGCTAGGTTGAGGCAGAGCAGACCAAGACCACACGCCCCA